TGCCGAGCGCGCTGCTCAGCTTCGCGATCCTGTCGATGGTCGTGGACACGCTGCCCGCCTCGATCTTCTGGTAGGAGCGCGGGTGCATCCCAGCGCGCTCGGCGACGGTTGCTTGGGTGAGCCCAGCGTTCGCTCGTGCCTTCCGTAGGCTGGCGGCGAGACGGTTGCGGGCGACGGCGATCAGTTTGACGGTGGTCTTATTCACGCCGCAGACACTACCAAAAGATCGACGCCACAGAGAATGCGATGATCGTCGTAGGTCAGGTAGCGACGTGGGAGGGGCAAGCGTCGACGACATGGGAGGCGCATACGCATGCAGCGCAGGAGGCGGTGAACTCGGCGTGGGAAGCGCAAGCGTGGGGGGTGTGGGCGCAGTTGCACGTGGCACAAGCAGCACACGCGACGCTTGCGCTGGGCGCAACCGTGGGACGCGGGGCCCGCGCTACGGGCGCAGGCGAGCTCTTGGGCGAAGGACACCGCGCTGGGCTACCGATTATCAAGATTCTCATTGGCGAACCTCTTCATCTCGGAACGGATCGCGAGCTCCAACGCGGCCCGCTCCTCCTCGGTGCTCCGGCAACCGATTCCGTTCTCGAAGGCCTCGAGGTCGGCCACGGTAAGCCTGTACACGCCCGCGCCGAGCCGTAGATTCTCGATCGCGAGAACCGGCGCGATCGCTGAGATGGCGCGCGAGTTCATGCCCTGCGACCATTCCCGGTTTTGCGCATGTCCCCCCAAACGAATCCAGAAGCGAACGACAGGGCGAGCAGACCGACGATGATCACGAGGCTCAACACGAGCTCGAGCGAGTCCGTGCTGATCGTGATCATCGTCGTGCTGCCGATGGCTCAGCCGTTGCCGTGCCCGCCGCCGTTGCTCTTGCCGCTGCACGCCTTGGCGACGGCGGATTCGATCTTGAGCTGGTTGAGCTCCTCGCGGAGACGGTCGCTCTCGATCGTGGACATCTTTTCCTTCAGCTCGCAGCAGCACTCGGCGAGCTGCTTCGCGGCGTCGGCGGCGAGCGAGCGCGCCGTGAGCTCCGCCTTGCTCGCGTTCTCGAACGCGATCTGCTTGAGCTCACAGCAACACTTCTCGGCCGCGAGCGCGGCAGCGGACGCGTTCCGCTCCGCCTGGAGGCGCAGCTCGAAGGTGTTCCGATCGGCCTGCCCGGTCAGCTCGGCGCGGACGCGCTCCACCTGCACGTTGGACAGGTTGAAAAAGTTCTGCGCCGCCACCGACGCCTGCCCAGCGAACGTGGTCGCCTGGAGACCGAGCGCCGCCGCGTTCTTGTCCGACTGCACGCCGAGGGCCGCCGTGTTCCGCTCGATCGCAACACCGAGCGCCGCGCCGATCTTCTCGGCCTGCGTGGACGCCGAGCCGAAGCCGTCGCTCACGCGCTCGCCGAGGTGCGAGATCGTGCCCTTCACGTCGCACAGTTTCTCGGAGGTGCCGGAGAACCCGGAGGCGAGCTGGCCGCTCAGATCGAACCGCGCATCCTTGATGTCGCGCACGGTCGTGGTGAAGTTCGCGGCCGCCTCGCGGAAGCCGGCGGCCTGCTCGGTCAGGATCTTCCAGTCGATGCCGTGCTCGCCGCGGTGGCGGCCGTGGTGGTCGTCGTCGCCGGTGACGATGACGCTCTGTCCAGGCTGGGGGGTGATGACTTGGGTTTCCATTCGTGGAGCTCCTTGGTGGGCGTCAAACGTAAGCTCGACGCGATCCATCGGGCCCACTCAGGCCCGTGGCGGGCCCACTCATGAGCGTCGCCGCTACGGGGTCGTCTTGCTCGTTTGTGGCGTCGTCGAATCGCCCGAGGCAGACGCGATCGCGCGCCTTGCGCGGCGACGTTTGACCGCCGAAGCCGCCTCGCTATGGGCACACGAGCGGCACCGCGTCTTACCTATCCGCCAAGCCTCGATCGCGCGTGAGCATGAGTGGCACAGGCCAAGTCTCTTGTTCTCTTTCCAGAGACTTGACACGGACGAGGCGCATGGTTTGCGCGAGAGCAAGCCGCGGAGCGGGCCGAGGACGTACCGCATCTACTGGCCGATCTGGCGTACCACTGAACGATGACCACTGAGCGCGTGCGTCGCCTGCAAGTCCAACTGGGTGGGACCGTGTGGCACCATTCTGGCGGGCCCTATTTATGGCGTATTGACGCGGGGCGCGTCCGCCGCATTAAGTGCATGTCCTGAAGGAGGACTGAATGACCTTGAAATCGGGCTTGGTTTGCATGCTTGCTGCGTGCATGTCGGTGAGCTTGGCGGATTGCGGAGGTATAGTGGGCACAAGCTCACACGGCTCTTCTGGATCCGGGAACGGTCAGGGTGGTCAGGTCGGGTTTTCGGCGTCCGACTCGACATCCTCGTCGTCTGGCGTTGAGTCTTCTACCTCTAGCAGCGGAAGCGGTGCCTCATCGACATCGAGCGGAATGCCCTGTGACGCTGGCACATGCAGCCACTGGACAGATTGCCCAACAAACATTCCGGAATGCATTCGGCCAGCGTGTAAACTCGGATGCTGTGCTGTAGAAAACGCGCCCAACGGCAGCCTTTGCACCGACAATGGTTCGCCGTCTGGCATGGGAATTTGCTTTGACGGCACTTGCCAGTAGTCAGCCAGTGCCCTTGTCTTGCGCTGTCGAAGTGATCGTATAAGTCGCTCCGACAACGAGTACAGCCTGTGAGTTCGCGCCCGCCTCGCCATCGAAGCGAATGCTATACATGTACCTTGACCTGTCGATCGTCGAAGCAAGCCCTGACACAGTAATTCCGTGGTACTGCTCGTAAGCGGCAGCGCTTGCCGCCGGGTCGGTCAGCGACCCGAGAGTCGACACGGTGCCGTCATTGAGATCCCGACGCAGGACCGAGACGAGCGGTTTTGTGGCCGGCAAGTTCCCGTCAACTGCTGGCGAGATGTAGACCGTGACTGACGATAGAACATTGCCATGAGGGACTCGGATCGCTGCCCCTATCGACTCGCTAACAGCAACGTTTGCTGGCAGCCCACCCTTCGATGACGTGCCTACAATGTCAAACGCATCTGTATCGACTGTGCGAGTGACAGATGAGGACGCATAGGCAAGCGTGCCGTCTACGCGCAGGCCAGCGTTTCCGATCTCGATGGCAGACGTCGGCAAGTACGTCCCACCCGCCGCTCCATCGATGGCCTGCGAGATTGCCGTGCGCCAATAGTTGAGCGTGGCAGCCGTGATGGTGGACAGCTTGGCCGTGAACGCGAGGGCGGGAGTGAGTGAAAAGGTCATGCAGTTGTCCTATGGTGTCGGCACAAAGCCGAAACCGTGCTCGAGGTTGGCGACGCCCTGTTGCTCACCCGTCGGCGCCGTGGGCGCGGCCGCAGCAATGGCGTTGAGAAACGCGACGATTGCCGCAGGAAGCGGCAACGGTGCCGCCATGGTGTTCGTGTTGTCCGCTCCGCCGTGGACCGCTGGGCTTCCAAGCTTCACCCGGTGCGCCTCGTAGACGCGCTCGCGTAGGTCGGCCTTCATGACGATCGCTTCGCCGAGCGTCTTCGCCTTCGCGGTCAAAGGCGCGTTGTAACCGTCGTCGTTCTGGTGCCATGTGCCGCCGCCTGTACCAGCGACAAGGTGGCCCATCATCGCGTCATACAGGTCATTCAGGTCGGCGATCGAAGCGTCGACAGCCCCTACTACAGCCTCGCGCGTTGTAACGTTCGTGGTGTCCGCGGCAGTATGGGTGTCCGCACTGGTCTTGGCGATGTGCGCAAGGTACGCGGTGCGCAGAGCGGTGACGTCGGTCGCGAAGTCCACATCGAGCGTGCCGGCTGCGGTGCTCACGCCGACCAACGCGGCTACCGCTGCTACCACCGCGCTGTCGAGGATGCACACGCGGGAGATGTCGGTGAGCGGGTCGACAAGCTCAGCGCTGCGCACCGTGGCGTTGACAGCGATCAGCCGAAGCGTAGCGCCGTCGCCGCGCACCGTGCGGATAGGAAGATCCATGCTCTGCCCGACGTACACCGAGCCATCGACAGAGCTTTCAACGATGCGCTGCGGTTGCCCTACAGGGTCGTCTGCATGCGCTCCGCCGGTGCCGTCGATGATGCGTACGACCGAAGCCCTGACGCCGTACACGCCGGCCACGTCGGGCGTGAACACGGTGCTCGTGTCGTCGAGCGTGGGGATGATGCGGTTGCCGTCCACGTCGAGGATGAAGCCGATTGGGATGGCCGAGCCGTCGGGCACCGAGAGCACCTCGAACTCACCGACACGCCCAGCGTCCTGCCCTGTGATGTCGAGCGTCACCTCGGCAGCTGCCGTGGTCGCTGTAGGGCTTGTGGTGATCGTGACAGCCATGTCAGCTTCCGAGCAGCGTCACGTCGACGATACCGATCTCCACCACCCAGCCGCCCTCGTCGGTGCCGATCTGGTAGCCCATCCACGCCGGGATCATCGCATCCAGCATCTCGGCCGCGCGTGCCAGCAGAGCGTCGAAGGCGATGTCATCGAGGCCGAGCCGCTGGGTGCGCACAGCGATGAGCGCGCGGTTGGACGTCCACTCGAAGCCAGGCGGGCCGGGGTTGACGCCGGGCCAGTAGGTCACCTCATCTGCCACCGTCGGGCCGAGCACGCCGAGGAAGTGCGACCCGAGGAGCGCCGCCATCGCGTCGTAAATATCGCTGACGGTGTTGGCGATGATGCCGCGGAACTTCGCAGCAACACGCCTGCGTCGGTCTTGCACCGAGTCGGTCGGCGTCGGGCGCAGTCGGCACGCCGCTTCCCACGTGGTCAACGTCTCCAGCATCTTGCTGGGCACGAGCTGGTTGCGCAGCCGGCCGTTGAGGCGCCAGATCCATGCGAGCGCGAGAGCATGGGCGTAGGCCTCCGCGTAGACGGCCGAGTTCTCGGAGACGTCGAAACCCTTGTCGAGCGCGCGAAGCATCGCGTTGTGCTCGATGACGATCGGGTTCGCCCCGCCGCCGAACCGACGGGGGAACGGATTCCGACCGAACATCACGCCCCACCTGCCGGTGAGTCACACTTGACCCATGCGTGATGGGTCAGTTTTGACCCACGGGTGAAAGTTGACCCATTCCGCAGGATTCGGTTGGCTGCTACCTCAATCGGGCCCCGGATTGAAGCCCGGGGTGGGCATACCTCACGGAATACGGGCACCCCCCGGATCCGACCGAGTTCCCAACCCCCCGAAGGGGGGAAGGGGGGGCTCCCTTCGGATCCGGGTCTCATCCCTGATCCGGATCTTATCTGGATCAGGTAGAGATCGCGCGGGCGAGGGCAATCGACGATGGCTGAACAGATCACGGTGATGTGGGGCGGGGTCGAACGGACCGTTTCGGCATGAGGCTCCGGCGGCTTTCGCACCCGCGCTCGCCCGATGGGGATCACGTTCGGCGGCTGCGGCACCTCCCTGTCGAGGTCGGCCTGCGAGAAGGCTCTCTCTGCGCTCACAACGCCTCGACCTGAATCGGGACGTTGCCGCCCAGATCGCTCAGCGTGTCCGTCCCGGCGTTGTTCGTGATGACGCTCACGAGCACGACGTTCGCCCCGGCGGCTGTGCATTGGACCCGAGCGAACGTCGTGTTGTGGATCACGTCGCCCCGGGCGAAGGTCAGCGAAAGCGTCTCGGTGACACCCAGCTCATCGACGAACGAGGCAGGCCAGGTGACCGTGTAGCGGCCCGTGGCGGTCTTCGAGACCGTCGGCCACAGCCCCGAGCTTGTGCCTGCATGGGAGCGCCCAGCGGTCACGGTGGCGGGCGTAACGGCGGCCGTGGTGGTCGTCAGGAACTGGAGGATCACCTTCGGCGTCGTGCGGCTCATGTGCGCCACGTCCTCGTTGACGCGGTTGGCGTACGCCGCCGACTGCTCGGTGGTCGCGTCCTCGACGCTGTAGGCGTCATCGAACACGCTGCCGTAATTGTCGATCGTCCGCGGGGTCGTCATGGTCAGGCTCGAATCGCGAGGTGCTTCAGCACGAGCACCTTGGGCGGGTCCGCAGTGGTTGCGGGCACGCCCGGTGAACTGCGCGGCGTCGCTGTGCCCGTCTCGACGCGGAGCATGTATTCAAGCCCGGCGAGCTCATCGTACTGGTTGGTGACGGCAGCTTGGAGACGCGAGGTCAGGTCAGCCATGTCCTGCACGTCAGGGCTCGGGTGACGGCGCGCGAGCGGGAGGATGTCCGTGCTCGTCGTCTTCTCGCCGGGGCCGAGCTTGCGCATCTCGGCAAGGATCGTAGCTGCGTAGCCGACGAGGTTGACCGCGCCCGCGCTTACGTAGGGCTCAAGCGTGGCGCCGTCGGTGGGGTCGAATCCCACGGCGCCCTGTACCAGGGACGTCCACGCCCCAGCGACGCCACCGATAGAACCGGTGATCACGTACTCGCGCATCACAGGCTCGTCGGGATCTGTCACGTTGTTCCACAGCCCGATGTGGTTGCCCACGTTGGGCGTCGCTGTGCTGTCGACGGTGAGCACGCCGGTCTGTGTGTTGTACGCCGTAACCTTCGTGTCCTCAGCTGGCCAAGGCACACCGTCAAGGAAGCCGCCCCCAGCTCCTCCCGCACTCTGCGGCAGAGCGAGCTGAGCCTTGAACACAACGTCGACGTATTGCGGCGTCACGGTGGTCACGTTGCGCTTCTGCTGACCCGGCATCACGGCGTCGAGCGCGGAGCCGACCAGTGCGATTGTCGTGGCGCTCAGCGTGCGGTCGCCCGTGTTCTTGACGATGGTCACGCCGTACGAAGCCGGCCCCTGCTCAGCCATGTATACATACGCCGCGCTCACCGCGCTGCTCGCGTTCTCCGCGGTCTCGACCACGAAGGCCCAGTTGCCGCCGACGCTCGGGAAGCTCAGCCGGCGGAGCAACCGCTCACGCAGCGTCTCGTCGTCGTCCGCCTCGGTGCCGTCCTCGATGCCGCCGACGCCGGCTGTGCAGATCCGCCGGAGCGCACCGATCGCAGCGCTGTCCCACGAGAGCTGTGTCCCCTCGTCCTGGTTGCCCGCCTCGCCGCCGACGAGCGCGATGACCTGAACCGCGGCACCGGTAACGTAGCTGCCCGCGGTGATCGTCTGGTACTGCGAGCCGTTCGGAGCCGTGCTTTGGAAGCCGGCAGGGATGTTGACGACGCCGGTGCAAACGATTGTGACCGGGCCGGCAGCGAACGCCGCGGGCCTGCGCGTGACGCCGAACACACCGGCGAGCGTGTCGAGCGCGTCGCCCGTTGCAGTGAGCGGGTTCGAGTCCGCGAGCGCGAGCTGGTTGTTCGCGATGGCGACGCTCACGCGATCCGCGTAAGCCTTCGCCCGATACCAGTGATCGCTCCCCTCGAGGAGGTTGATGTCGATCCCACGACGCGCGTAGCTGTACCTGAGAGCGCGCAGGATCGTGTTGAGCACGTCCTCAGGCGTCGGGTACTGCGCGTCCTGAACGCTGGGAAGTGCCATTACTTGATCACCACAGTCCCGTCGGCCTTCACCGTCTGCTGCCGTTTCGCGATCTGGTCGTAGTACGTGACGCTCTCGAAGAGCTTGCCGCCACCGCCGTCCGACACAACGATCTTGACGTTCTTGATCGCCGGCTGCTTACCCGACGTGAGCGGCTTCAACGCAGAACGGATCGCCTGCTCCTGTGCGGCCAACGTTGTTGGCGTGATGATGTCGGGCGGCTTCACGTTGAAGTTGATAAGGAGGATTACCCGCTGCGCCGTGTCGTCCATCGGCTCGAAGCCACCGTCATCAGCGATCACGTAGTGGCCGTAGGTGTCGATGGCTCGCGAGCTTGACAGGGCCGCGCGTACGGTCTGCGCGGGCAGTTCATAGGCGAGCCCCATCGGAGCTATCCCGAAGGGGCCTGTACCGAAACCAGCACTCATCGACTAGTTACCGTCAACCATTCACCACCGCCAACGAACACTACGCCATCCAATGTTGTAGCTGGCAGATTTAGAATGAGCGTTAAGTGAACGCCGTCTGCATTCGTGTCACTACCTATAGACCACGACGCGCCTGCGTTCTCCGCGTTGGCGCCCGCCGCTATCTCCTGGCTGCCGGGGAACGTTACAACTGTGCCAGTTGATTCATATCCAACGTTGATCTGCGACGTGACAGAAGACGCTGGGCTTGTCGATCGCACGGCAATCAAAGCGGCGATCACTCTGCCGGCGTGGGCGTCCTGCGAGATCGGAATTCGCCCCATTACAGTGTTGACAGCAAGCGCCGCCCCGGTAGCAGATCCAGCGATGTTTCCTCTGTCTGTAGGCATCAGACAACCTCAACACCGATCTGGAACGCGAACGTCCAAGCCACCGTCGAGCCGTTCGGCCCGCTGGCGTCCACTCGAAGCCTGTTCGCTCCGACGTCGATCGATAATGAACATGTCGCGGCTCCCATCTGGGACCCTCGTCTGGACATATCGGTGATCTCGGTGCCGATGATGGCAGCTGGTGGCGAGAGGTTGTCTATTGCCACGGACTTCTTGAAAATTGCAACGCGACCACTGCCGCCGGTGTCTGTTCGTGTGCCTGCCACGCTGACCATGATGAGCAGCGCGGTGGCCGGCTCGATCTTGATCAGAGCGAATGCATCAGGTGCGCCGACGCCTGTGCCAGAGGCAGGAAGGCCGCCTGGTGCTCTTGTCGTCAGTAGATCGTATATGTAGGTCGCGATCGTGGTGGATAGTCTTGCCTGTGCCCTCGTGCGCGCAACAGAGACCGGCCCGGTCGGCAGCGCGTGCCCAGGGAATGAAGCGATCGCGACGTGCGAGTCGGCCTCTAGAAGGCTGTACACGACATCGCACTCGCCGGTCTTGACAACCGTTCCGTTGTCCTGGACCGTGACTGAGCCGAGTGTCAGAGCCATGGTGTCAGTCGAGCGGGCAAGTGGGGAGCTCAGGGATCGGCGGGAACAGATCCGGAATGGCCGGGAAGTCGGGCGGGAAAACGGGCGCGCCAGGCGGCACAACGTTGGTGCTGATCCCGATGTTGAAGCTCAGATCAGGCAGCGGAGGAATCAGATCCGGGATGGCGGGCGGGAAGCCAGGCGGGAACGATGGGTCCTGACTACCGGCGATGCTGATTGGAATGCCGAAGTCGAACGACAGATCAGGCAGCGGAGGAATCAGATCCGGAATGGCCGGGGGGAAAGCGGGCGGGAAGGCGGGCGACGTGATCGCCGGGATGTTGCACGCGCTCATCGCTCACACCGTAGCGCACGTCCACCCAGCCGACGCGATTGCCACGTTGCCAGCAGGGCCCGCACAGATCGAGTTGACGCCCGGTGGAGGAGGCAGCGGTCCTACGCAGCCTAGGTTCCCGGTCTTCGTGTTGAGCGCAGTGTGCTTGCCGTACACGAAGAACCCACCTTCGGTGATCCGAATCATCGTGCCGCCCACGCCGATGAGCCACTCATCCTTGGTCATCGTCGCGTATGCCTTGCCGTTGATGATGCGTAGCGCGCCTTTCTCCCCGTTGAACTCGAAGATCATTGACGAGTTGCCGTCGGCCTGGTTCTCCGTGTAGAGCGTGATCGCCGACATTGCGTTCTTAAGGAACAGCCGCGCCGCAGAGCTCGACAGGATTGCACGGTCTCCAGGTGCAAGCGCGCCGCCCTTCTCGGAGTACCTCCGGTCACGCACGGCCAGCGCGCGCCTTGTGCTTCCCTCCTGGAGATACAGCACCTGCGCACATCCGTTCTCGTCCGGGACGTTCGGCACCGAGACGAAGCCGTCGGCGTTGCCCCACAACCCGACATCGGCAGCGAGTCCTTCCTTCGTGCTCCACTCGCCGAATGTGACGGTCACAACGCCGTTCTTGACCTCGGTCTGGAGGACGTCGGCGATGTCCGTGTCCGCGCTTGCCCAACCCATTATAGGCTCCCCCAAATTGTGGCCCACTGGTAGGCCTTGTCGCTGCGTCGCTGCACGTAAAACGCCACGTCTCGAAAGATGAGCTTGAGGTACGCGTCGTTCTTGAGCGCCGCTCTCATGTCGGCGTAGTTGAGCGCGGAGAGCGCTGGAATCAGCAGCTTCACGTTGGCGTCAACCACGTCGAGAGTGATCGAGCCTGAGTGATTGGCGCTGTGCGCGCCCACCGTGAAGTACTGGTTCGCGCTCGTGTCGGTTCGCTGCGATACGTACCAGTCGTACTCGTCAACACCTGCAACCGAATCGGCCGCGAACGAGTTGCACGTGGCGCTGAACGGGATGCCCGACGCCATTATCGACGTGAACGCGAGCGAGCCAGAGAAGCCGCCGGTGTTGAGCTTCGCGTACGGCCACACCGGGAAGCCATCAAGATCGAGGGCGGCACCAACGAGCGCGAACCCGGGGCGGAAGTCCTGGTAGCGTGTGAAGATCATTGTGCTAAGGTGTGGGCATGTCGCCCAACTATCTATTTTCTCTACGAAACCCCAATGTGCCGCTTGGAATGTTGCCGCAGGCCGACCCGACTGCACGATTTCGTGACGCGCTGCGATCGCAAGGAATCAGCAGGTCTGATGCCTTGGCGACCGACGCTGGCCTTACTGCTTTTGGCATTGGAATGATACGCATCGCCTACGCCTTCAACTAGGCACATCCCCCAGCACCAGCGCTCCCTTTGGGAGGAGCTTGAGCCTCGTGTGCTCCCCGTCACCTTCCCCGCCCCCGCGGCTGAGCGTCAGCACGCGCTCGGCGATCCACATGTCCTCGGCGATGTCCTCCTGCTCGATGACGACATGCGCGATCGTGTCGACCGACCAGATCCTCCCGGTGACGCTCACGAAGCCGTCGACCGTGCCGGTGATGTAGAAGGCCTTGGCCGCCTGTAGGCCGAGCTCCAGCTTCGCCGTCGACGTCGCCGTCGCCCTATCGCGCGAGCCCTTGTCCTTGACGTTTTTGGGCTTGTACGGCGCGGCGATCGGGCTCCTGTAGCTCGGTCGCCCGGGGTGCAGGAGGTTCTCTTGTACGCGCGCAACTGGCAGGTTTGTCTGCGTCGCGTCGGCCGTGTCGTTGCTCTGCCCGCGGACCTGCGCCTCGCTGTGCTGCCCGTCGTTCGTGTCCACCACGTCGACGTCCCCCACGAAGTAGTCCCCAGGCCCCGCCTTGCCGCTCAGCGTGCGGATCAACGTGTAGACAGGCGGCTGGTCGTAGTCGGGCTTGCCGACGAGCAGCGTGCCATCTGGGGCCATCCTGAGGCAGCAGCCGAGTCGCGTGATGAGCCGCGCGATGTACTGGTACGCGGTTTCGCCTTGCTGGGGGTGGGATTCGTTGTGCTTGAGCGCGGGGAGTGACACCGCCGGCGCGCGCCCGTCGATCGGCTTGCCGCTGACCGTGGACACGCTTGCCGCAGTGTCGGCAATGATAGTCTGGAAGCCGTACGGACCGAGCGACTGAAGTATCGTCTCGGTGAGCGGCACGTCTGTTGGCGTCTTCTTGACCAGAGCTTGGTCGATCGAGCTCTGGTACGGCGTCACGAGCGGCGTGTGGCAGGTGATGGAGAACGTCGACCCGCGCTTGCCATGTTTGCGGTTGCAGGTCTGGATCAGGAAGACGCCCTGGTTCACGCCGTTCACGAGCACGGTCACAAGCTCGCCCTTGGCGAGGCGCGCGCGGTAGTCGGCGATGAACCGAGCGGGCGGCGTGGTCTCAAAGGTGAGCTCACCGAGTGGGTCGGTGTACGTCTCTCGCATCGTCAGGCTCTGCCAGGTGTCGATGCTCGACCCGTCGGCAAAGTGCATAGAGACGACGCCGTGTGTGCGCTCAGTCATGTGTAGTACGTCATCGTCGTTCCGCGGCTGACGATGGGCAACCGAAGCGCGTGGAGGTTTAGCCCCATCACATCAACGAGAGAGTTGTTGACCGAAGCGGCAAACGCGTCGAGCGTGGCATCCTGACGCAAGACCTTCTTCGATGTTGGCCTGTTCGCGGCGGCGACCTTGGCGCTCTTGTCCTTGATCGAGTTCCAAAACGCGATGGTGTTGTCGTACGCTGCAATTGCCGCCGGGTCGTTGAGCGAGTCGATCGCGTCGATCATGCCGCCCGCAATGCCCATGAGCTGGTCAAGCTGCCCGGATACCGTAAGGCTCGCCGAGAAGAGTCCGCTCTTGACGGCGTTCCACGCATCGAGGAGCGATGTGTACCCCTTGCCGGTGGGGAACGTTACGCCGAACTCGGCCGCGCTCGTGTCAGCCGCGGCAGCGAGCGTGCCGGCGTCGATGTCAGGAGGCAGTAGCCCCTGCGGTCCGGCAGGGTCGTCGAGTGTCTCAGAAAAAGAGACATCAACGATGATGCCACTGGCGGTCGAGGATCGAATTTCGAACTTCCCGCCAACCACACACGCGAGCACGGGGCCGAGCAGCGGGTGAATCAGCGTGTCCGCGGAACCGTCGAGGAGCGCCGTCCTCCAGTCTTCCCATGTGTCAGGGAAATGGTTCGGCTCATCGAGCAATCCATTCAGGAAAAAAAGGCGAACGGTGAACCTGAAACTGGTCCTTCCCGTCCAATCGTGCATCTCGCCGTCGACATACGGGACGCCCCGCGCCGCTTGGTCGTGAGACCATTCGACGGTGATGATGTCGTACGGCGGCGCGTCGAGTCCGCGCCACTGCAATCGAGGCAGATCCCTGATGATCTGCATGGGCGAGTTCGACGACATGTCACACGGCCATTTTGTGCAAGATGGTTTTCATGCAAGTCACCCAACTCTCAACAGACTCAGTACCTTTCATGTAATTGCACTGTTCCATGATGGTGCCATGGTCTACTGAGTTCCGCCGACGAGCGGCGCGCCTGTGATGCTCGGCTGGCCGCCCGCCGTGGCGATCTTATCCGCGGCAGCGCCGAACTTGTCGGCCGCCGCGATCATCTTTTCGGCCGCCGCCTTTGACGCGTTGTCAATGTCTCCACCCTTCGCGTAAGCGCCGGTGCCCTGCTCGAACTCGTGGCGTTCCTTGGTCTGCGCCGATGTCTCCAACGAACGATCGGACATCTCGTCGAAGAATCCGGTCTTTTCTCCTGACGCGACCCGTTTGACGATGCCCCTGGCATATCCTTCGGTGAAGGACTTATCTTCCGAAGGGTCGGCCGACATATACCGCTCTGTGAATCTTTTAGCGCGTTCCTGATCTGTCACGGCCGTCGTCATGTTCTCGTGCAGAGCCTTTGCCTCGAGGCTTTCCGAGTAGAGAGACTTCGCTTTTGCTTGGTTCTCCGGAGACAACTTGGCAAACGCCGCCTGTCCAGCGCGTGTGTTGATGCCGGCTCCGCCGAGCATTGTAGAGAGTTCCTCGTTTACTCTCTTAGCCTTTTCGCCAGCTTCCTTCCGCCCCTCCATGGCGTCGTCCTCGACGAATCCAAAGCCCTTGGCGGCACCTCCAATGTACTCCAAGGCCTTGACGACGGCGTTTACAGCGGCTGTTAGACCATCGAAGGCGGCCTTGTTTGTGGCGATCTTCGCGACGAGATCGGCAATGGCCGGGGCAAACTTTTCGCCCACGGTAGCCTTGATCTTCTCCCACGCTGCCGTGACCTTGGCGCTTGACGACGACTGTGCCTGTGCGGCGTCTTTGACTACCTCAGACCAGGCACCAGGGGCCTCTATCGCCTTGTCGAGGGCCGCTTTCAGGGCATCAACACCGGCAGCCGTCTTCTCCTGCTTCGTGCCAGAAGCCGCTCCCTGCGCATCAGTGAACGCCGAAATCAGTGGGCTGACGGCGCGCATCCCTTCGCGGCCAAAGATGCCGCCGAGAGCTACCTTGTTCCCGCCCGACTTCGATATGATGTCGACAAGGATGTCCTTGATGTCCCTCGTCTTCGAGTTGCCAGAGCCTTTCTGAAAGACCAGGTTTTGCCCGAGCTTGTTTATCTTTTTTTGCTTCTCGGCCGATGTCAGTTCAGACAACATTGCCTCAACTGCCGTCGATGCAACGTCCCTGTCCCCCGTGGCAGACATGGCGATCTGGCTTAGCCCACCAAGCGTCTTGAGCCCAGAGAGGCCTGAGAATCCAAACTGCTTTGCAGCCGCGCCGGTTTTTGCAAACTTCCCGGCAGCGTCCCTTAGCTCAAAGGCCCCCTCTTTGCCCTGGAAGGTAAGGGCAGCAAGGGCTTCTCGCATGTCGTCAATGCTCTTGACGTCAAACTTCTGGGAGATGTCCGCCGCGGCGCTAGCGATGTCTTGTACATCAGCGCCAGACGCGCTCGCGGTCGTGGCAAACGTGCCAGAGAACCTGCGCGCCGCAGCAAGATCGCCCGTCTTGGCGACGAACCCACCGATCCCCTCGGCGATGTCCGTCGCCTTGATGCCAGGTGTGGCGATGGCCGTCGCCTCGAATTCCTTGCGCAGCTCCGTCGCATCGACGCCACGCTGGCCCGCCCCACGCGAGTTGATGCTGATGCGGTTGGCGATGTCCTGTAGTTTCATCGAGTCGCGAGCCGCGGCGCCGATAAGACCCGCGCCGGCCAAGCCAGCGCCTACTCCAACCTTGGCGGCCCCCATGCCGAGCGTCATAGCGGCTCCGCCGAACGTGCCGACGACTTTCTTGCTGAACGCCTGGCGGCGCTTGTCTGCGGCGGCCTCCTGCTTCGCGAGCTCCTTTTCGTAGCGCCGGCGGATCTGGTAGACGTGCTCGACGGCGCGCGCCTTCTCCCGCGCGGCGCGCTTTGCTTCGCGGATCTCGGTGTCAGCGGCCTTCTTCGCCGCGCGCTCCTGGTCGGCCGCGACCTTCTTCGCGAGCCGTTCGATGTCGTTGATGGGGCGCTTTGCTTCGCGCCCGTAGGTCTGCGCTGAGCGCGTAGCCTGCCCTGCACCAGCCACGCTCGCGCGGTACATCCCCGCGGTAGCCTTCTCGCTTGCGCGAGCCTCGGCCGTGATGGAGCGGAACTCCGCCGGTACCTCGCCCTTGCCGGCCACGACGAACTGGTAACGGATCTCGGGCATGGCGGATCAGTCTGAAAGTGCTACTGGAGAAGACGGAGGAATCAGATGACAGACCGACTAAAGGGCGCTTGGGTAGCGTTTGATCATGACATCCGCGAAGACGACGCGAAGTGCCTGATCGACGCCATCAAGATGTTGCGCGGGGTGCTGGAGGTGAAAACAGAAGTCTCGAGCTCCGATGACTGGATCGCAGAGTCGAGGATCCGTCACGAACTCGGTAAAAAACTGTTGGATATAGTCTACCCAAAGAGGAAGACTTGACCCCAACGGAGCCCGCCGACCCAGCCTGTCTGGGTTGCCTTATTCTGGCCGTGGTCGTCGTTATCGCGGTCCTGTTCCGCTAGAACGTCATGCCGTCGAAGAAGAACTCCATCTCCGTTGCGGCGTGGTCAGCGGCCTCGTCAATTACCATGTAGCCGCGGGTGTTTACGTATGACGCGTAGGGCATCTCGGCGACCAGATCGACGCGCGTCTCGTCGCTGCTCGTCTCGGGCGCGGTTGCCTTGGTCGAGCGCTCGAGGTCGCCGGTGCGGTTCTGGTAGGTGTGTCCGCGCTGCTCTTCTGTGGCCGCGTCCGACGCGATCCTGTGCATCTCGCGTGGGATCTCGTGCTCAAGATGACGGATAGCGGCGCGCTCGGCGGCGATCACCTCGGATATGTCGAGGCCTGGCTTCATGTTCGAGGCAGACGCCACGGTTGACAGGACGGGCTTCGTCTCCTGCCACGACGGACAATCTTTCCAGAAGAAACCATCGTCAACGCTGTTTTGATGAGCGCAGTAGGCAATTCGTGCGGACACACGCCGGATGGCCGCGACGCGAGCAGCACGATGTTTTCTTCCGGGGTCTTGTCTATCCTGATGGTGACCTTCACGGCTTCGGTTCTACCACATCTCCCGCGCTCGGTCCGGGAGGATACTGGGCTGACTTGGGCGGCGTAGCTTCGAGCGCCTCCTGTTCGCGGAGCAACGTCTCGACGGACAGCCGCGCCGCTGCGAGCTTCTGCGAGAGAAGCACGACGAGATGCGTGAGCACGTGGCGCGCCGTCCCTGCAAGCATCTGCTCAGGTATGTCGTTACCCGCGTGCTCACCGCACATTTTCGCGACCGCCTCTACCGCGCCATCGTCGATGTCCTCCGCGATGCCTCGGTCAAGGCCATCCTTGCGCTTCGCTTCACCGAGCAGGTTGAGGAGCATGGCAAGCTCACGCTTCGTGAGGTGCTCGCGCATCCACCTCGCCCCGCCCATGAACGCGGGGTAGCCCGTTGGCTTCCACTGGCCAGAGCCTTCGGGCTGCTCCTCGGCCTCGCGCGTGCAGCGCCAGAGCGCCTCCACGGTCTTCGCGTTGTCGAGCAAATCGCCGTCGACTCGTGCGGCCGCCCCAGCGTCGCCAGCGCCGCGCGTGAGCTCGTCGAGGTACTTGTGCGCAGCGACGACCGCGGCGTCATCCTCGAGGCTGCCCTGCATGCGGAAGCCGATGTGCAGGATGGGCTTCGAGCCGAGCCCGAAAAAGCCCGACACAGGGAACGTGTAAACCTTCTCGCCGCGTGCCTCGATGGCGCGCTCCAGCGCGGTCTTGCGCTCGGTGACGATGGGCGCTGGGGGTGGTGCTTGCTTGATCATGTCTTCTTCTCTTTGAGCTTCTCGACCGCTGCGCGTGCGGCTCGGTAGACCATCCAATGGCCGTCGAGGAGCCGTTTGAGCGGCACCCCCCAGTACCTGTCGGGTCGTGGGATGATGCCGGCAAGGCTCACGTCGACACAGGACGCGAGCGCGAGCGTCTCGTGCCAGTTGCCGCCGGTGAGCGCGCCTTCCTCAAGAGTTCGCTCCCACGCCCTGACGTCGCTCCCGCAGTACATCGGCGAGCACACGCACAACGCTTCGGCTACATGCCGCCCAAGCTCCAGCAGCTCCGGATGGGGCAGCGCCCCCACCGCTTCGGACGACGAGAACGCGGGCCCCTCGGGCGTCCACAGGGCGGCGGCGACGAGCCCCCGGATGAACGCCCCATCCCGGGCCGCCTCTGGGGCTCTGGCGGTCTCATCCTCGACGAGCGCCTTGTCGATGCCGCGGAGCGCGCGGACCCGCAGGGGGACATCCTCGGCGCCGTTGACGCGGCATGTGAGCGACCGCTCCGGATGGGGGTCAAGGAGCATCCGGAACAGGCGTGCCGGTGGCTCGTTTTTGGGCGGCGGGCCGCGCACGTGTCACGCGAACAGGCTGGCTTCGCCGACGAACTCCCAGTTCTGCTCTGTGGTCTTTCCGATGCCGCTCGTGATGCTCGGCGCGGACACGATGTATCCCTTCGTCACCGTGCTCTTGCCGCTGCCCCCGAACTGGAGACGAATCGTCACCTGCTCGGAGTTGATGAGCGCCTTCTCGGCGTCGAATTCGAAGCCGGTCAGCGGTATGACACCCTTGCACTTGACGCGGCGCTTGGGCCCGCCAGGCGTGATGCCTGACCAGCCTTTGACCGTAGTCTCCACCTCGGTCATGTTGCTCTCGATCGACGTTTCGACCTCCTGGTTGTCGCTCATAAGCGACCCGTTGACGTAGCAGAACAGGAAGTCGTGGAGTTGCGGATCAGCCATGGCTATCCCTCGTTCAGTAGGCGGGGCCCGCCTGGTTGATCTTGAAGTCGTCGAAGAGGTTGTGCCGCACCGGCTGCACCGTCGCGGTCGTGCCGAAGCCAGCAGAGCTGAGCTGGACCGAGATGCCACCGATCATCTCATCGAGCACGCTCGGGTCCAGGTAAGCCCTGCCGTTTTTGAACGGACCGGCCATGTCGGTCATCACCTTGCCGACGAGATCGCGCATTGTCTGCGGCGTGTCGAAGCCCGCGATGGGGCGCCTACCCTGCGGCGGATCAGCCATCACGTTCGGCTGCCGCTGGGCGATGTAGCGCTGCTCCACCTCCTCCCAGAAGGCGAAAGTAACGCTCGGGATGTGGCCTTCGCGCGCGCGATAGTCCTTGGTTGCCGAGGAGCCCGTCCATGAGCGGCTCGTAACGTCGCGCACGAGGTACGGAGTGCCATCGGTGCGGAACGACACCGGGGAGACGCCGTTGTTGATGTCCGCTGCTTGCTCCGTCGTCGTGGGTACGTCTGCCTTGGCGAACGGCGGAGGCACGAAGTACGGCGTGGTATCCGTGTTCGTGTAGCCGGCGAAGTTGTACGCGGCGTAGTTGACCTCTTGCGATCGCTTCATCGCGGCGTGGTGCGCAGCGATCATCGGTGGCGGCCAGTCGTTGTTCTCGACGCGGTAGAAGAACGCGTAGACGCTGTTCGCGACGCTCGACGTCGCGACGCTGGTAGCCTGAGCCTGGGTGCAGTCGAGACCGATGATCACCGTTTGGTTCTTGCCGTTGACGGGAAGCGCCTGGGTCTTGATGAACGTGATGTACTCGCCGACTCCGTTGTCTGTCGCGGTGATGCCAGCCGCCGCTGTTGCCGCGAGCACGTGGTAAAAGAACGTCGAGCCGGTCAGCTCCGCGACCACGTTGGTCACGTCGTCGGCGCCGGTGCCAGAGCTGACAGCGCCGACCGTGATCGTGGTGGCCACGCTCTTCTGATACGTCATGCGGACGCGGCCGAGTATGAAGTCGCCTCGGGGCCCGAGCTGCGCGGCCGTGAGCGTTACGATATGCTCGCTGCCAACACCACCAATCGCAGCGCTGAATGGAAGGGAGGGGTCGGCCGTGGTCTTCGCCGCTACCGCAGCAGCCTGCACGACGGCTGTGTCTCCGCTCGCGATCGGAACGGTGAAACGGAAGCCGCCCCAGTCGATGAACAGGTTGGTCGCGTCGTTCGCAGCCGTCGCGAAGGTGTACGTTCGGGTCGCCGCCGTTGCCCCGCCGCCCTCGGCGACCACGCACACCGACACTGGACCGGTCGGATCGATCAGCCTGTACGCGTAGTACATCCAACGAAGCTCGCTTCTTGCGCCGCACCGCGTCTCGGCGTCCTCGAGGCTCTGGATGGGCTGGCCGAGCGTCGCCGCGGACTCGGTGCCAGCAGACGTCTTGTTTCCGACGAGCACCACGGGGCGCACGTTCCCGGCACCGGTGCTGTCACCTTGGCCGAAACTGAATTCGCGAGCGATTCGAGGGATGGGGCTGTCGCCGATCCCTGTGAGCAGGAGCGTCACTTGTCACCTCCGAGCGCCGTTGCCTTCTTTTTGAGATCGTGTTCGGCGTCGACGTGGCTGCGCGCGACGCACTCGGTGACCATCCTCAGGTGGCCGTGCTTGATGGCCGCCCGCAGGTCGATGTGGTCGACGATCACCTGCTTGACCGGTTTGTAGTGGTCGATGATGCCATCGACCTCCTCGGCCCCCTTGCCGTCGGTGCGCATCTTCGGCGCGTACTGCCAGCCGGCGTAGCGCGCGGGGGATGCGCTCGGGTTGTGCGGATCGGTCACGGGGAAGCCGCGCCCGTTCTCGTCGAAGACGCCCTCGACGAGCAGGAAGCGTTGCATGGGCATGGTGTGCTCCGTGGCGCCGCGCTGGGCGCCGGGGTGGTGGTGTGCTATGGTCGAGAGGTCAGGAGGAGAGAATGACGTTTGACGTAGAGGCCGGGCGGCGTGTCATCAGAGAGGCCGAAGAGGTCGCCGACGACGTGGCCCCCGGCGCAGTTCACCCAGTGATTGACGCGCTTTCGGCATCGCTCGACGAGATCACGCGGCTCACGAACATGCTTCACGCCGTGCATATGGCGCTTCAGTGCCCGAAACTACGTCGTGAGCCTCAGCCAGAGGAGCCACGAACATGATGGCTTTCATGCGTGGCGAACACGGCGCCTTCGAGCCGTGCGAGTGCCAAGGACACTCGATCTTCGTGATGCCGCCGGTGGAACGAGCGGAGGAGTCATTGGTCCCGCCAGAGCGAACGCTGACGCGGGCGGAGCGGCGTCGTGAGGCACGGTCCCGAACACGTAACTGGCAATGGGCCCCCGGTCGCCGTCGAGCACTTCGCATCTCGAAGACAGAGTTTGTCTTTCCAGAGGAAATCACGCTTCCAGAACCAATTCAGCTGCACGGGAGGTACTATCGCAATGGACCTCTCGATGTGGTTCTTTACTTGCGTGAGGGCGACGCTCCGACAGTGGCCGAGCTGAGGCAGATTGAAAGGGCCGTTCTCTCGCGAGGCAGCCAGAAACCTACAACGACAACCCCGACGGCCCCTTCTGCCACGCAGACCCGTTGAAGTAGATCATCGCCCAAGATTCCACGCTCACAGGCATCGTCACGAGCCCGCCGATGTCGACGGTGAAAGCGCTCGTGTCGGTGCGCACGAAGACGATCGGGTCGCCAACCGATGCGTTCGTGGTACTCAGCGTAAGCGTCGCGTTTGCCGACAGCGCGGTGATGTAGCGCAGCTTGTTGCCGCCAACCGTGATCGTCGTCGAGCCGGTGATGTCGTCGCCCTTGATGTCCTCGCGCACGCGGATCCAAGCGCCGGCGAAGCCGCCGGAACCCTGGAGCACGGTGCGCCCGTCGTCGACCAGTGCGGACTCGAGCGACCAACGGAACAGCGCCGGCACGTCGAGCGGCAGCACGTACTCGGTGAGGTACGGGCTCGCCTGCGAACGAAGGCGCGCGATGCCGCCGGAGATGACCGTGACCGCTCGTCGAAATACGCTCACGTCAAGCTCTCCGTTCCGTCGGGCGCTTCGAGGTAGCGCTGCATGATCTCAACAGCGTCAACCGCGCCGCCATGTGTGTTGGCCTTGATCGTCAAAAGCATTTGCGGTGTGACGTCCGTGGGGTCGACGGCCGCAAAGTCCTCGACGAGCTCCCACGCCGTGAACTGCGCGCGCAGGGTGGGGTACGCGCGCAGCACGTGCCCGTCTTGCCCAGCACCGCGCGCCAAGCTCTGGCCCGGCACAGGGGCGAGGTTCACATGCTCGCCGCCGTCGTAGCTGAGCCCCGGCCCTGACAGCCGCAGCGACACCGCGATGGGCGTTCCTGCTGGCGCGCCGTTGTACCCGAAGCTTGGGTGGAAACCGTTCGCCATCGCTGAGAAGAACACGGCATCCACCGCGCTGAGGAGCCCCGAACGCCGGGTCAGCGCGCCAGGAATAGTCAGCTCATCGAAGATGTACGCGACGCCGATCGTCTGTTTTCGTAGGTCACGTGTCGAGCTGTACTGGATGTACTGCGGGCGGCCGATGCGCCACGCGTACAGCGCTGGGAAGTGGCTCGCTTCGGTGCCGCCCTTCTCGTCGCCGCGCACGAAGTACGTCGCAGGGTCCCACGGGAAGCGGTTCGCCGCGGGTGACGCGCCGACCGTGCTAGCATTGGTGCCGCGCAACGAGGCGAGCTTCACGTCGAGCGACACGCTGAGCCAGTGCCCGAGGTAGGCGAGCAGGCCAACGAGCGTAGGATCGTCGAGCGCGCTGTCCTGTGCGCCGGCCGGAACCGGAAGCTCGAGGTTGCCGACGACGGACGAAGATCCAGGCATCAGAAAGGCACCA